CCGCCCATAAAGCTAATGCTATACTCATGACCATGTCGTCGTGAGCCCCTATAGCTGCTGGTGCGCCTTTTGTTATTTGAATGTTTCGAAGCTCTTGCCATAGATCTTTATCCACACAGGTAATACACTGTTCGCAGATTAAATCGCGTAAGTGGTCATAGATAGCGATTTTATTTTCCTTCCTCGTTCTCCAATCCCTTCCGCGTTTGTCTTTATAAAGGTTTTTTAACTTCCATTCTTTTAATCTGTATAGGACAGTTTCACCTGGCCCATTTTGCTCTACCAATGTTAGCGGATTACCGTATTCATGATACAAATCAAAAATCAGTTCAGCTAACTTATGTGGTAAAATCTCATTGCTTCTATAGCAATAAACTGGTTGCATTGTGGTGCAGCTTACAATAGTAATAACTGAGTAATCACCACCCCCACCACTCGCGACATCAACGCCCATAGCGAACTTATCGCCTTCTATTGCATCCGTGTATAATCTTTCCGATGAGCGGCCATTGTCACTTCGCTCTAAACGATCTAAGATGTCCATCGGAAAGAAGTTGTTAGAGGATGCAAAGAAGGCTTCATCGACTGTAGCGGGAAACTCGCGTCTAAACTTTTCTACACCTAATGTATTAATCTGTGTTCTACGCCAGTAAAGCTGGCCTAATGTTAAACCAAACTGTTCCTTTAAAGCCTGTTCTTCTGAAGTGGGATTAGGAACCTGAGGCTGATGGAACTGAGATTTTTTAGTGTAGATTTTATGTTGATGCCAAGGAAAGAAACAAAGGTGCCAACCATTCTCTGGTGCTCCCATAATAAGTTGGTGGTATTTATCACCTGGTGTATTTGGCGTTGTTTCTATAATAATCTGTCCTTCCCCTACTGAAGAGACAACATTGGCAAGCAAATCACTTTGATCGTCAAAGAAAGCAAACTCAGAGATGTGGCTAGATGAAAAAGTAAAGCTTCGCGTGGCTCCGGCCTTCCCACTTGCGGTAAAGGATCTAAGTGTCGATTTAGTATCTCCAAACTGGAGGGTTCTTGAGGACGATTTGCTAAGCTTCCTTTGCAATGGTTTTGGCAATGAGAGATAGAACTCTTTGTCCATTTGGTGGAGGTGGTCGGCACTGTCTCTGGTATAACTAATAATGGCGTGGCTTGTTGGCTCTCCTGACATGTATTGTTTCCAGAGGAAGTAAGCTCTGATAAGAGTTGAGCATCCAAGTTGGCGTGCTTTAAGAACGATAATACGGTTTTGCGTGAGTAATGCATCTAATAGCTCCTCTTGCTCGTCCCTTAGAACAAAAGGAACCAGCTTGTTATTTTCTTTATCAAATACTTTTAAAAACTTGAAAAAGTTTCTTGGGTTCTCAAAAGCGTTTAATAGCTCCTGAGGAACCTTCCTAATCCTGGCCGCCATCTATCACCCTGAGTATTTCGTCGAAATCACCATCTGCAGTTCCAAACTCAACCTTATACTTGTGCATCACCTGTAGTAGTTCCATAAAGGTTCTAGGTGAGGCTTTCCAATCTGTTTCATCGTTGTGTTTGACTGCTAATAGCATAATGCTTTTCACGATCTGCTCAAAGTCACCACCTTCTACAGCCTTCTTTAGCCGTGTCTTGTAGTTTCTGGAACGCAGAGCGTGCTCAGCTTTCTTCTTTAGTTTTTGATCTTGAGTGCTCATAGTGTTACCTCCTATGTATAGCACTTTATTTTTCCTTGTCATAATCACCTAGAGGTATTTTAAACTTTTCATCTAATCCATCCATGTCTATTAAACGATGGCAAGTAAGTGTATTTAACATGTAATACTGAAGACGAGTTAAGACACGGCCTTCAACCACACCTTTATTCTTCTCAAACATCTTATTAACACGACACACATCAGGCCTAGTATCATAGATCTTGCATTGATTATTCTCATCTAGATTTAAACAGCGTCCGTTCTCATCAACTGGTAGCTCTTTTTGAAGAGTGCCCACATGATTACAACAAGCTCCGCAACCACTACAAAGAAACTTCATAACAAGCTTCTAAGTAGTTTCATTGCTCGCTTTTCACGCTTCCATAAGTAGCTAATGTTGAAGCCTAACTTATCGCCTATTTCACGCCACTTTAAGTTATGTCCGTATCGTAGCATTAGGATGTTCTGATCCAACTCTGAGATGTGTTTTAATAAGGGCCCCAGTATTTCCATAGGGTCAGGCTGTTTAATGTCTTCTCCAGCATCCTCGTCATCCCATGAATGTGTCTGATAACAACACTCATTTTGGTCAATAATCCAATCGATTGTAGTTTGCTTGTATGATTTATGGTAGCGATACCAGATCTTATCATCTTCATCTTTTAAACCAACCCACCAAGCATGTTTGTGATACATGTTCATAATCTTATCCTCCAGTCGCACGCCCTTGGGGTGCCTTTTACAGTTTGCATCTTCCATCTACCCGCCATTGGGATCTGGTTATACCTACCATCCGCCCATTTGCACCAAGCTTGTTGGTCAAAGTGGGGAATGTAAAGCCTAACCCGTGGAAGCTTATCATCAACTAACACAACTTTCGCTTCATAATGCTCTTTAAGAGCTGAGTTATAAAGATTGAAGGTTTTGTCTAAGACGCGACCTTCAAAAAACTTATCTGGGTATCTACTACCCTTCCAGTATGGAGGTTTCTCAAACACCATACCACCTTTATTTCTAGACATTTATTATCTCCCTGCAAGTTAATACAGGTATAAGTATAACGAGACGCCTGTTTTTATAAACGGGGTCGTTATTTTTTTTTGACGGATAGAAAATCTATCACTTTTAACGAACCTTAACTATTGTCTTTTTTGCACGATCTTCTGTCCAAATGTTTCGTTCCTCTAATGGGCCATTTGAAGGTGGATAGAGATCTAATACCTCTCCAATTGACGGTTCGTCAATTGGGTCATCAAGCTTTCCTACTTCATTACCCCACATTGTCCAACCTTTTCTTGTATGACGACTGAATAGTTCAAGATAAGGGCCAAAGCTTCTTTTCTCGACAAGATCGTAGAACTCATCTGGTTTTTGACTATGCTTTCGCTTCTTCGCTTTAATGACTGAGGATACATTCTTATGGCCTGTTCTCACTTGGCTACCTTTACCCTTAACGCCAAAGAGACAAAGCTCGTGCTGGCCTCTGAAGTAGTATCCTAAACCAAATGAGTTCTTAACCCAAGCAATGTTCGTCTTGTATTCGAAGCCTAGTTCTTTCATTAGTTCTAGAGCTTTGTCAATGTGCATGTTGATGCACCAAATGTAGCAATGCGCATTATCCTCAATGTTGTAGTTATCAAGTGTATCTTTGCAAAGAGGGATGATGTCCTTAAGCTTCATTGCGTCATAATGCTGATCCGGATTACGATTACCACCGCCAATGAACTTCCAAGGCGGATCTATTACTATTGTTTTAAATGGTGTTCCTTTTTGATTTAACATTATTTTGTCCTCCAATCTGTAAAGTTAATAGGGCCAAAGTAGTTTCGACTAAGCCAGACGGCACAGTATTGAAAGCATGTCTGAGGCCAAGGTTTCGGTGGTGTATCCATCAAGACGATTTCTCTAATACCAAAGCCTTCTTGTTTAATAACCCTTAGACGCTTCTTTGAACTGAAGATCTGGTCAGCTTTGATTGGCCCTAGAACGATTTCATTGGCCGTGTATAGGGAACCTTCCAAGAACTGAGCGAATGTTGAATAAGGTGGATTTGTTATAATCCAATCGTGGAACTTTTCGTAATCAAAGAAATCTTTTCCTTTTCTTACTTCGCACCAATGTGTAAAAGCTGGGTGATCAATGTATCCCTGCTCAGTGCCACAGCAAGGTTCTAAGACAGAACCCCACGGCTTGAAGTGATCCACTATTCTAAAAGCAAGATCCTTCGGCGTATAGACGACATCTGAATAGTCAGCATCATCTTTCATAGCCTTCTTTTTCCAGTGTTTAAGCTTCATGTTGTTTTCCTCCTGTATGTAAGCCATTACTATTATACACTGTAAGTATCGATCAATAAACTATTTTACTTTATTTTGTAAATGCTGCTACAACTGTGTATAATAATAACATGGTTCATGGCAGAACTATTCATTTAAAAATAAGGAGAACTAACATGTCATACATAACAATAGCAGACATTTTTTGGAGTGATGGAACGAATAACGAAACCCGATGGAATGATGAACAAATCGTCAAGAAGGGTAAATACTATCATGTTGAAAAGCCTGATTATGCTGCAAATCTGATAAGAATGTATCGGATCTGGTGGTCAGAGGATGACAAAGATTGGCAGGTTGAATACAAGTTACGAGATAAGCGAACAGTCGGAAATAGAATACATTGGCAAACTATTAAATCCGGCCCCTACAGAAAGTTTAAGTTTGAAACAGATTTAAAACCCATTATCCCTAAGAAAAAGAAGAAGAAGATCTATGGTTCTGCTGTGATCACATGGGCTAAACGGGTTTATTCCGGTAAGGTAACC